TTATGTAACCTTTTATTAGATAAATTAACCACATCATATCCAGCATCATCATTAAATGGTATAGCACCAATATCAACACCAGTACTTGGTTTACCAAAACTTAGTCTTGCTCTTTTCCAATTACTGCCATCATATATGAAAAACTCATTAGTATTTGTTGAGAATGCTATTGTTCCTTCATCTGGTGTAGTAGCAAGTATATTTTCTCTTGTATCTATAACAACAGAGTATTCTTCAGATAAAAATTGTAATTCTTCCTCATGTAATGGATTAAATATTATTTTCATAAAATTTCATTCCACGCTGAAACACCTATAACATCTCCACCAGCGTTAAAAGAGAGTGTCTTTTGATAATCCGTTCCATTTATTGTCTTTGTTATAACTTTGGTTGAAGCTTCAACCATATCATCATTTGAAATAGTAAGAGATGGGTTATTACCATCTGTTGGTGCTTTTTCAACAACACTAACCGGTTGTGTATCCGTTGGTGTTGTTGGCTGTTTCATTCGGTTTAGAGTATTGCCTTCAGGATCAAAAACAAGATTCTCTGTTGCAAGAACCTTAAACTTCTCATCAAAACTCCAGTTTTGAACGTGTTGTTCTGATCTTTCTATTTCTGATTTACCTTCGCGATCTCTCATCTATTTTGTCTGCCTCTCTCATAAACTTAATATATTTGGCAAGTTTAGAAATCCTAACTGTGTTGGGTGACATATCTGATAAACCGATTGCCTTTTCCAAACTTTTAACGAACTTTTTAAAATTATCTTTTCCGTCTGCGATCTCATTTTTCTGCACTTTAGAAACATAATACTTCTCTATGGCTTTTATGTCATCTTTCATTCCCAAGTCAGGATCGTCCCAAATATCTTCAACATCATAGTATTCAGCTGTATATGGTTTTCCCTTTAGTTGTTCATATAAGGCTATCGGAGTTTCAACATCACTGTGTGGTGTTATATCGTGGCTTTTGACCTCTGATGGCTCCTGCTCTTTATTTTCAACCTCTGTTTTGGGTTCTGCTTTTCTAAATACTACATCATTTTCCATATTATTTTTCCATTTCCCTTATCTGTTCTTCTATTCTGTTAGCGTCATCTACTGCGTGATTTCTGTGTGCGTTTATCAGTTGTTCTCTTGCTCGTGCTATATCAGGGTTACGAGATGACTTTTCAATATTATACATTGCTTTTTCAATAGTTTCCTTTTCCCGCCCAACAGCGTGTTCTTTTGCTTTATAAAGTTGTTCTAAGTCAAAACTTCTTGTATTATCCATATTTTTATCCAAGCCCCCGAATTAACGAGGGCTTGAAAATCACTACCATAGGTATGTTTTACCACTATGGTACTACGAATGCTTACATACGATTATCCAGTTAGAATCAAGTACTTTGACCGCGAAGGACATTGCCCAACCTACGGTTGAGAATCTGTCTACTGGGTTATCAGTACTATTCGCTCCCGGATTCTTGACGTAAACGTGTTGTCTATCTCCCTCCAAATCTGTTACTGCGAAAGCCTCTTTGCCGTGAATGTAGGAATTATACACATCTACCGTAGATGATGTCTTGGTAGCTTCGCTACCTTCTATGAATCTAACTCCGTGTAATCTTCCAAGCTCGCCCTTGTAAAGGTTGTCGCCATCTTTGTAGGTATGTGCATTAACCCAAGTGGAGTCGCCCATTAAAGCGTACGATCCATAAGGATTAGTTTTACCTAAGAAGTAACCATCATCGTACTTCATAGCTTTTTGAAGCTTTAAAGTCTTGACGGCTTTTCTAACTTCGTTGGCTGAGAATGTATCCGAAGACGCTATATTTGACAGGGCTGTTTTAGAACCTGCAAGTTGTGCAGTTCCATTATCCAACTCAAGTCTTACTAAAGCGTCTCTTGATTCTCCTGCATTTATACCCATAACTTCTACTGCACCCTTCATTTTAGGATCTATTGCAGTTAGAGATAGCAATTTAGAGATTGTGGTGTAAGATGCATATTCTGCGACTGTGCAGGATACATTAGTAGCTGATAAATCTACTGCGGAAGGATTTGAACCCTCTGTAGGAGACTGACTAATCAAAGCTAACGGGCTGTATCTCTGGAAGTACACTACCTTACCATTACCAGTTGGAAGCGGTCTTTTCTGCGCACCCTGTTCCATTATCTGGCTTCTTTTTACCATACTTATGAAAAGCTTATCGTAATAAGTGCTCATAAGTTGGCTTAGTGTTGATGTTGTTGATGCCATTTTATTTTTTCACCTTCTTCTTAATATGCCGATACGGTTCCGACCATTTTTTCTATATCTTCAAGACTTAGGTCTTTAGTTTCTTTATCACTTGTCAAATTAGTAGAAGGGGTTGTAGCACCTTCACTCAATTGTTTATTGAGGTTCTGTGCAATTTCTGCCCTGCTTTTATTTGCTGTATAACCTTTAATTTTCATTAAGCGGTCTACAACAGGTTTCAGACGTACATTAGGGTTCAATGCCCTTAATTCTGTATAAAAAGATACTACTTCTGTAGACAACTTTTCATCGTACTTATCAGAATCCTTACGAAGTTCTGGATAGGACTCCTCGCAGGCTAAGATATCTGATACCAGCATATCTTTTTTCATCTGTTCCCTTCTTACTTCCTCTAAAGCCTTTTTTGTTGCTCTGTCCTCCACTGTTCGTAAGTCGGATTCATAGTCCCCCGACAATTGCGGGGAGAAATCCTCAATTTGTTTAAGTAAATTATCTTCAACAGGTGCAGAAGCAACTAAAGGCTCAAGTTCTGCTATTCTGTTTTCAAGTTCTTCTTTTTCGCTTTCAAGCGCTTTGGCTTTATTCGCTAACTCTTGAACTCGGTTTTTGCCGCGTTCGGACTTTATTTCTTCAACTTCATTACTATCAACTTCTTCGTCCGTAGGGACTTCAGTTGTTTCAGGCTCACTTTCAGGATCTACATCTTGTGAGACCTGTTCTATTTCTTCTTTGATTTCTTCTGCCATTGAAAAAATCCCTTCTTTAATTTTATTACACGCCACTTACGGTCAAGCGTCAGGCTGCTACGCTTCTGACAACTAAAAAGGAGCGTTTCTGCTTTTAACCTTTTTAAAGTAACCTTTTAAAGTTGGTAGCCATTAAAGACTACATAAGTGGTAAGGTTATTACCACTTATGTAACCTTCAATACTTCTTTTTTAACACGGGCTTACCATTTTCGTCAACTCCGGTTAACATATAGTCATTTCCGATATATGTTGCAAACTCTAATTTTGCATCTTTCTTGTAGAGGTACGGTCCTTTTTGTACCCACTTGCCCTCAATAGTGTTTTCGTACACTTCTTCTGTTAATTCAGTCCAGTCTTTTTTAGACTGTTCCCACTTTTCAGAAGCCCTTTTTTTAATTTCTTCCTTTGAAAGTTTAGGGCGTTCTTCCCATTCCTCTTCAAAGTCTTCTTCATTCTCCCTCAACGACTTTATGGGTAGTTTCTACTTTGGAAATGATCGCGTCTATTTCTTCCCCCACAAGTCTTGCAAAGTAAAACAACTTTCCCATCTCCTCATAATTTGCCCCGTTTAAGTCAAAGTCTTTTAATTCAAGCAACCTTGACTTTCTTTTCAACATCCATTCTTTTAAGTCTTTCCATCCTTCAGTGCTGGCTAAGTCCGATATATGGTCATCTACAGAAGTGTTTTTCTTTTCGTTATCCTTTCGCATTTCCTTAATAAACCTCAGAAAGTCCGCATTATTTGGTGCTACTGCTTGTGTATCAGGCATATATCCCCCCTTCTGGTCCTACTCCACCCATCTGCCCACCTATTGGTCCCGCTGGTCCCATTGGTCCTGCTGGTTGTCCGCCCAACTGCTGTTCAAACTGTGCTATTTCTTGGTCCATTTGGTCAAGCGGTATTCCTTCTTCTTCTTGGTTTTCAATAATTATCTTGTCCCAATCATTCACACCTGCTTTTATCACCCATTGTTTGAATAGTTCTGCGGTGTTTATTTTCTTACCGTTTTCTTCCATTACACTTATGAGCGGGGACTCCACTTTTCCTGTTTGAGGGTTTATTTGTGCATTATTAAGTACAACCTGTAACATTGTATTCAGGTTTGCAAGTTCCAATTCATCGTCCCTTTTTATCATTGAACCCGAATCAACTTCAAACCTATATTTTCCTTTTAGAATGTCTTTATCAATTGTTAGTTTTGCACCTTCACCTGACTCAAAGAACTCCACGATGTCCGGAAATTCCTTTTCAATGGTTTCTACTTCTGCCTTAAATAAAGATAGGATCAAAGGAGCTTCCATCTTATTGGCTTGTAGGTTAACAAACTTTTCTACCACATTTTGTACTGTAACCTCCATCTGGTATCTGTCCATCATATCCCTTGTGTTTTCCCTTGCCGCTTGCATTCTCAATGCTTGTGGCGTCTTTCCTGCTGTTGTATCAAATTGCTGTGCTACAGATGTTGAAGATGTTCCATTTGTATTTTCCAACGCACCAAGTAAGAAGTTGTACGAAGACTGGAATGTAGCCAAACTTTTATCTGCTACCACCATAGGTTGTACCGACTGGTTTGGTCTGTCTACATACATTTTGGCTCCGGGTCTCATTTTAATTGAAGATGCGATGACCTCATTAGGGTTTATCTGTAAAGGCGGAAATAACTCCATTTTAACCCCGTCAAAGTATAAGTTAATAAGTGAATTTATTGCTTTTTGCAGTGTAGCCCCGCGTTCAATTTCCCCCAATCCAAAGAAATCATCTAAAAGCGGAAAGCAGTGCTTTACAATTACAGGTAGTTCACCATTCTTGTGCGGGTTTTCAATTACCCTTACTATTTCCCTTGTTTCAGGTTCAAATGTTATCCATTTATCCCTTTCGTATCTTGTAATAAGTTCAATGTACGGGTTGTCTTTACCACCTGCATCATAGGAATTGTAGAATTCTGCATATCTTGTTGATATTCTTTCGCTGGACATTTCAGAACGAGATGTGCCTTTAGTTTTACCTTTCAGCACCTTATCAATGTTCTTCCAAGTATCCTTATCCCTTGCTTTTAGCCATTCTTTGGTCTTTAAAGTTGATACATAAATGAAGTCCGAGTCTTCTAAAGAAATAGCCCCTGCTTGTGGAAATACATCCCTTATATTAAGCAGAAACAGGTCTGGTCCGATATATCCTTTTTGTTTGTCCACTACCCAGTCTACAAGTCCAAACGATGAGCCGTAAATTAAAGAATACATATCAAGTAGTTTGAACTTAGTTATAAGTGGAAATTGACTTTTAGCATTGGGATATACCCATTTGTTTAAGACAAGCGTCATCAACTTGTTTTTGCCCCTATCGTTCTTTGATAGTGCAAACGGCTTTCCTGTTGGCAGTTGTGAACATACCCTGCCAGAACGTTCTAAAACATGAGTTGCAAGTCGCGGGTCGTTAATTTGTGACTTAGTTTCATCTTCCGTTATCTCATCGGGGTTTTTGCAGAAAAATATATCTTCTTTTTCATCCCAGTCGGAACGTTTTGTTTCCACATACTTGTCTGACGCCTTAAAATCCGAAAATAAATTATCTTTATCTATCTTTGTATCTATTGGTTTGGTTGGCATAAAAATACTCCTTATAAGGTTGCTACTATTAGTAGTTAACACAATTAAATCATTGTGTCAAAAACCTTAATAAAAACCCCTATTAAACAACTTTGAATCATCAGGAAAGTCCTTAAAGTCAACCTTTAACTTGGTTGGTTCTTCTGTCTGATATAACTGATATGCGATAGCGCAACTTGTCACCAGATCATCATGAGCATTGGTTTCAGCCATTGCTTTAACCGATGATGATGTTTGAGATAGAATGAAACTGAAGTGTTCTTCTATTGTCGGCTTATCATATATGGCTATCAAGTGCTTATCTATTGCTTCCTTCCAGTCAGCCAACATTTTAGGTCTTGTAGCAGTATTGGTATCCCAGCCGAGTTTTGACTCATTAGGGTTGTTTATATTTCCATACGTAATCATCTTGTAAATCCTATACTTTCCAAGCCTGTTTAGTGTAGCAAGTCTTTCTAACTCAAAAACCCCGCCGTTATTTCTTTCGTAAGCCACAACAGGTTTAATACCTGTAACATCTGCTATCTTTTCAATTACAGGATAGATGGCGTTAGTCATTTCTGTTGCCAGTAGTTTAGAATGATAAACAAGCGGAATATCAAGTTTTGTTTTAGATAAAAATTGGACAGCACAATAATCCCCCATACCTGCAGATGTATCTGCCCCTACAATAATGAATTCCCCTTTTTCTATATTTCTATATTGTCTGAACATATATCCCTTCTTTCATTGGTTCTTTGGCTTCTTTAAGATAGCGTGCAAGTGACTCAGTATCAAAAAAACACTGACCTGATGTTATAAATGCTTCTGTTGGGTTGCCGGGATATTCCTGCTTATAAAGTCTTTCCCCAAGTTCTTTTTTCTTTTCTTCTAAGAAACTTTTAGAATAGAAGTCTTCCGCGTTGTAAAATAATGGCTTAAACCCTGACTCCCCAAGCACCGACCTATCCCATAATTCTTTTCCTTCGTTAAAGCCGTTTGCTGTAGTTTCAATAATTGCTTTTCCTGTTGGTACAAGCGCCTGTAGCGCACCTGCAAGTATATCTTGTAAATGAGGATAGAAAAAAGCCTCGCTCAGATGTAAATTCGTTATCGTTTTTGATCTACCGAAGTTTATGTTTTCGGCAGTACCTATCTTGTAAGTATTATTGTACCTTTCAAGGTACATCTCATACTTTGAGTTATACTTCAACGCTTTTTCTATGTTCGGATCAATACAGCGAAGGTAGTCTTTAACCCTTTTTAGCAGTCCTTGAGCATTATCAGTATTATCAGCAACTACTACGTTATAAACATTTTCCCTGACTAAAAAATCAGCTGTGAATATAGCCAATATCAGACTTGAAAATCCTTGTTGCCTCGCCTTCAAAATTATGTCCTTTCTGTTTGAAGTATCCTGTGTCAAATACTTATCTTGTATGGAGTTTAACTTGAAAGGCACAAGCACCCCTTCTTTGTTAACGATAGATAGGTTTTCTTCAATCCATTTTTTGTACCCGTTATTCATCAAGGTCATAATCCTTCTTGTAAGACTCAAGTTTGTTTAATACATTTACTTGTACGTTTGTTTGGTTATTCTCTCTAAATTGTCTTTTCTCGAGCCACCATTTAGCGGTGGACAAATCCTTATCTTTTATCATCGAGTCAACCACTACGTTTTTAGCCACAATATCAGCATAATGCTGTGCTGAGTTCATTTTAGTAAGAAAATCACTGTG